CGGACGGTCGTGTCCGTGGTGAGGATCGCGGTGAGCGAGACCGTCTGGCCCGAGCAGTAGGCGACGAACATCGCGTTGCGGGCGATGCGGTTGACCGACTGGCCGGCCTGCAGGCCGAGCTGCTTGATGTTCCGGAGGAACAGGTTGGCCGACGCGGTCACGCTGGTCGGCATGTGGGTGTCGGTCGAGTCCGCGTACTGCTGGAGCTGGGCCACCCACTGCTCGTAGTTGACCGACTGGCCGACCGGGTCGGTGCCCGGCTGGATGGCGGTGACGCGCGGGGCCAGGAGCCCGGGGCGCGACTGGAATTGCTGGGTGCCCTGGTTGGCGGGCCACTCCTCGGGCATGGCCTCCGCCCGGAACGCCAGGTTGGGGTAGAGACCGTCGTGGAAAGCTCGCTCGATCAGGCCCTTCTGGTTCAGGGCGAGGATCGCGGGCGGTACGCCCAGGATGATATCCGGCATGGTGAGACTCCGTTGTGTGGGAATTGGGCACAATCGCCCTGCTCAACCGCTCACAACGTCCTCGTCCCCGGGTACCACCTGTTGCCGCCGGTGTGCCGCGTGTTCGGGTCCTACGACGATGTCGTCGCCGGTCTTGAACCCAGGTGAGGGTGGCTCCGACGACTCCCCAGAACCTACGGGACCCATTCTCGCCTGTCCAGTACCTCCAAAAGACAGACCCCCCGGGGCGCGCGCCGCGGGGGGTCGGGACCCCAAACCCGGGTTTGGGGTCTAGTAGTTGTAGCCCAGCTTGGCCGCCTCCTTGCGAGCCTCCTGCCGGCTCATCGGGTTGGCGGCCGACGGCGCGAAGTTGGGGGCCGCCTGCTGGCCGCCCGCGCCCGTCGGGGGGGGCGCGCCCTCGGGGGCCGGCGGGCCGTTGGTCAGCGGGGCGACCGGCGTGGGCGGGGCGGGCGGGGTGTACCCCCGCGACAGCTCCGGGTGGGTCTTGGCCTCCCCGGCGAACCAACTGTCCATCTGCTCGTCCGTCATCGCCACCACCTCGGCCTCCGGGAGCCCCTGCAGGTACTCCTGGAACTCGAACTGGATGAACTTCTGGGCCGTGTCCTTGAAGTGCTTGCCCGAGATGCTGCTGACGCGCGAGTGCGCGCCCCGGACCAGGTTGGCCGTCCTCAGCTCGTCGTGCTGCCTCTTCCACTCGTCCCGCTCCCCCTCGGCCTTCGCCTTGGCCTCCCGCTCGCGCTCCAGCTCGGACAGGCTGGCCAGCCGCTGCTCCTCCTGCTTGGTCTCGAACTCGGCCAGCCGATCCAGCTTCGACTTGATCTCGTCGGGGTTGTCGGTGCCGAACCGCGCCTTCAGCTCGGCGCGGGTCGCCCGGGCCAGGCGCTTGTTGAGCGCGCTCTTCGACAGGGTGAGCAGCTCGGCGTCGTCCGGGATGTCGCCGTCGTCCCCGATCGAGACCGGGCCCGGGTGGGGGGGCGAGGCGGGCGCGGCCGGGGGGACGGGCGCGGCCGAGACCGGCGGGGCCGGGGGCGCGGGCGGGGTGGCCGGGGGGACGACCACGTCGGGCGTGATGGTGGTGACGGGCCCGACGATGCCGGGCTGGGTTGCTTTGGGGTCGACTACATCGGGCATTGGAACTCTCCTCCTGGGAAACGAAAACGGGCGGGGGGCTGGATTGCCCTCCGCCCGCGGGTGCGCGCTAGGTGCCGGTGATCAGATGAACGTGCTGGCCGCCTCGAGCAGGGCGTTGACGTCGACCGGGTCGACCACGCCGAGCTTGACCCGGACCGTGACCGCCGCGTCCGCGCTGTCGAGCAGCACGTTCTTCTTGGCGAGGTCGAAGTGGGCCGTCCCGGTCGTGCTGTTGGCGGCGGCCGGGGCCGCCACGACCAGCTTGGACGTGCTGGTGTCGGCGCGCTGGACCTCGAGCAGCTCGCACGCCACGCCCGCCCCCACCGGGAGCGCGACCACGCCCGAGGCGACCGACAGGGTCAGCTCGATCACGTGGAGGTGGTGGACCGTGTAGAGGACGTCGACCGACGTCCACGCGTCCGCGCTGTAGAAGATGATGTTGCCATCGATGCTGGGCGCGCACTGCCCGGCCGACAGGCTCGCGCCCAGGGCCTCCACGGTGAGCTCGCCTACCGTGCCCGTGCCCGAGCGCGCGTAGGCGCGCAGGACGGTCGCGCACTTGGCATCGTCCGGCAGGACGACCGTGGTGTTGCTGGCCGGCCCGTAGGCGTCGAGCACCGGCACGGCCGCGCGGAGCTGGACGTTGTTGCGGCGGATCACGTCGCCGAACAGGATCGACTGCAGCTGGGAGGCGAGGCTACCCGGCTGCGCGCGGTTGAGGGCATTCTTGAGCGAGGTAGCGAGCGTCGTCAGCGACATGGTCAATTCTCCGGGTTGGGTTGTGACGCCGAAGCTACACCCCTCGGCTGGCGACTGTCTTGTTTACTGAGGGCCCCCGGCGAAGAACTCCACCGTGCCCGTCCCCATCACCTCCAGCTTCACCAGGTAGGCGCCCGGGTCGAACTCCGAGACCTTCAGCCCGTTGATGACCTCGACCGCCTGGACGTTGCCCGCGGGGTTGTAGGTCGTCACCCGGACCGACATGGCGGCCGTCGTGAGCATGGCCAGGAACGTGGCCTGCGTGACGTTGTCCCCCACGCCCCGGAGCTGCTGGTAGGAGCCCGGGCTGCTGACCTGGGCGACCATGTCGCCCGTCGACACCGCCAGGCACTTGGGGTTGGGGTTGGTCTGGTACGGGATGACGGTCGAACCCCCGGGCACCCCGCCCTCGCCCGAGCCGGCGGGCCCGCAGACGAGGCTGCCCTGGAACAGCAGCTGGAGGTTCGACTGCGACATCTCAGCGGAGGTTCTTGAACGGGAGCGGGGCCGCGACGCCCGTGACCGTGCCCGAGTTGCCCGCCTGGCCGCTCGGGTCCGCGTACAGCTCCTTGCCCCCCTTGGGGATCTCGCCGTCCGACGGGACCACCTCCGGGCGGGCCATGCTCTGCGGGCGGTCCTGAGGCATCGCCGCCTTGCCGCCGCCCCCGTCCTTGACGGCGGGCAGCCCCTCCGCGGTCGCGAAGGGGGGGGCGGACGGGTTGGTCGAGGGGAGTCCGTTCTGAGTAGCCATGGTGGGTACCTGTTGCCTTTCTTGGGGGGAGGGAGTCCGGGCGCCGGTCAGCGCAGGTTCTTGTACGGCAGCCGGGCGTCGTCGGGCCCGCCCGCCGCCGGCCACTTGATGGTGGGCGAGTGCATGATCCCGTCCGAGTCCGTCTCGCTGGGCAGGGGGAGCACCTGCGGCGGGTACACGGGTGGCTTGGGCTGGGGGCGCTCGCCGTCGCTCATCGGGTTGGCCATGCTCAACAGGTAACAGCCGGTCCCGGGCCGCGCAAGAACGCCGCGGCGGCATAAGGGGGTCATGCCCGTCAAACCCAAGCCACCCCAGGACCTGGTCGCCACCCTCCGCGTGCTCGAGCTGGACGTGCTCCGGCAGGTCCAGCTCTGGAGGCAGTCCCACGACTTCGCCAAGGTAGACAGCGCGAACGCCCAGCTGATCAAGGTGGTGGAGGCCTACCAGGCCCACCCGCTGGCCCTCGCGGTGAAGCGCAACTAACTACTTGCCCGTATGCGCGAAGGAAGGTTTCTACCATCGCCTCCGGATTGGAATGAGCGAGGCGGAAGCCATCACAACCCCTCATCATGGCCGAACCCGGGCACAGTCGAAATAAGTGAGCGCGAAGGCATATCCTTCTTGTGCCCTTCGCGGCGCCAAGCTTCTTCAACTTCTTCGTCAGTTTTAGGCTGAAGGTAATCGGGAAGTGGCCATCTCTGCCGATGCGGGACAATGATTGCTCGGTCGTTGGGGCGACCCGCCGGGTACGGGAACGGCCCGTACCAGTTCTCGAAGTCCTCGTCGGGTCTCCGACATTGTCCATGATCATCCCAAGAATCCGCGGCCGTCCGGTCGTCGAACGTCTCGCTCAGGATCTTCAGCATCCCCCCGCCCAGGTCCCGGTTGGCCTGCTGGATCGAGTGGTGGGCGGCCGCCCCGTGCGCCGACATCACCTCGGTCCGGACGATCCGGTGCGCCCAGTGGGACGGCTTGCCCTGCAGAAACGGCGATCTCTTGGTGATCGACTCGCGCATCTCGGTCCAAGACTTTTTGGCCACCAGCCCGACCCGCAGCTCCTCCTCGAACGCCCCCACGGTCTCGATCCCGTACCGGGCCAGGATGCCCACCCGGACCTTCTTCCGGGGTCCCCGGTGCTTGCCCCTGGGCGCGGGCTCGCTGGCCAGCCGGCGCAGCACCGACGCCCGGGCCCCGCTCACCCCCTCGTGGAGCATCCCCGCCACCCGGAGCGGCAGCGGCTGCTCCCCGGCCCCGCGGAACGCCCGGTCGGCCGCCGCCAGGTAGTCGACCGTGTGCTGGGCGCCCGCCCGCCCCGCCTCCTCGGCCGAGTCCACGACCGCGTCCCGGAGCGCCGGCAGCGTGGTCGTGACCAGCACGTGCTGGACCTGGGCGAGCGCGGCCCGCAGCTGCACGACCGTGTACGTGTCCGGCCCCAGCGACCCCGCCACCGCCTGCAAGCGCGCCCTCAACGCCTCCGCCGACCGCTCCAGCAGCGCGCGCGTCTTCTCCGCCCCCATCCCGCGCACCAGCTCGACTGCGGCTGCCCGGCTCTGGTCGAGCGCCCGCTTGGCCCGCGCGGCCGCCCGCATGTCAGCCACCGGTACCTCCAAGCAGCCGCTTCATGCAGTCAGGACAGACCAACCCTCCGGCCATCCCCCATCCTCCAAGTTGTCGGGTTGTTGCCGGGCACCTTGTACAAGACAGTGTCGGCCTCGGTTCCGGCACGGTTGGGATTGGGGACCAACCGAGCAACTTGGGTGACGTGTGCCAAGTGCATTGTGTGACCAGGTGGCCGACCGAGGGTCTCACCTGTCCGTCCGCGGCAATTGTGTGGTTTGGGATCGGGAGGTGGATGTCACAATCCGGACAACGAATGATGGCCGACCACCTGGGATGGTCTCCGAACTCGTCCAGCAAGATCCTCTGCCACTTACCGCGCCCCTTCCCGTTCGGTAGATCGGTCAGCATCCTGAGAAGCTAGCACCGGGACCCAAACCCGGGTTTGGGTCCCTACTTCAGCTTGGGCGGCGGCAGCGGGATCGGGGGCGGGGCCGGCTTGGGTGCGGGCGGGGCGACCGGCGCGGGTGCCGGGTGCGGGGCCGACGTCGCCCCGGGAGGGCCGGGCGGGGCCCCGGCCGGTGGATGGGCGGGGGGTGCTCCGGGAGCCCCTCCTGGGGGCGCCCCCGCGCCAGGGGGGGCGGGCGGCTTGGGCGACCCCCCGCCAGGAGCCCCGATTGGGGCCCCCGCGGGACTGGTACCTGTTTTTCCGAGTGCAGCGTTCGCCGCCATCGCGATGGGCACCGAATATTTCGCTTGGAAAGCGGCGAGACTCAGCATGCCGTCGGGGCCCGGCATCGGGTCGAGACCCATCGAGTGCCGGGCCTCGTTGACCGTGATGACCGCCTGGGCGGCCGCCGGGGTGAGCGGGATCGGGGGCTCGCTCGAGCTGCTCTCGCTCGGGGGAGGGGCCTGCGGGGCAACCGTCCGGGTCATCTGGCCGCCCCCCGGGGTCGGGGTCGAGTGCTGGACCTTCGAGCCCGGCGCGCCGGCAGCGGCCTGGCTGAACATCTGGTTCTGCTTGCCCTCGGCCTCGTCCTGCTCCTCGGTCATGCTGCGCTTCTCGTCGTCGGGGTCGCGACCCAGCAGCTTGGCCATCTCCTCGGTGGCGCTGCTCGCCGGCATGAACGCCTTCTGGCCAGTCGCCACGCTGAGCGCGCCCGCCGTGACCTGCTTGTCGTTCGGGGTCGCCTGGAAGTACGGGCCCCACACCGGGTCCACCTCCTCGCCCTGACCGGGCTCGCGCTGGGTGAGCGTCACCTTCTCCTGCCCGTCGTCCCCCGTCTCCTTGTCGACCTTCGGGGGCAGCCGGGGGATCCGGTACTCCTCGTGCGGGTTCAAGTTGCCGTCCAGGTAGAACACCTTGGTGCGGTGCGAGCGCTGGGCGACGATCACCAGCGGCTCGAGCACGCGGCGCATCCCCCCGCCGTACTGGTCCCGGAAGAGGTCCCCCTTCCCGATCATGGGCGCGTACATCATCTTCATCGCCACCGAGCTGGTGCCGGCCGCCGCCACCTTGTCGGGGTCGGGCAGCACGCACTGCGCGACCTCCAGGGTGGTCTCGCGCTTCTTGTTGAACAGGTTGATCCCCGCCGTGATCGAGCTGCCGACCAGCTCCAGGTAGTGGGCGTCGCCATCCACGCCCGGGACGATCGCGTTGTCCGAGCCCTTCCGGACCCCGCTCCCGATCGCGTCCGGGTCCATCTTGAGCACCAGGGTCGGGTCCAGGTTGAGCGTCGCCCCGCGGGTGATCACGCTCAGCAGCAGGTCCAGGGTGTCGAAGTTGTCGAACAGCCCCTCGTAGTCGCACTGGCCGTCGGCGTCGGTGGCGGGGAGGTTCTGGATCCACACGAAGTGGCAGAGCCGGTCGTTGTGCTCGACGCACTTCTCCCAGTCCGGGATCCACACCGGGTCCTTCCCCCGCTGGACCGGCATCTTCATGAACACCACGTCCAGGTTGGGGGTCC